AAACCATTACCAGACTTATCCATCTGAGGTTTCCAGATACGTTCATCTACGTATGACTTCTTTTCTAGGGGTTTGTTCTCGACTTCAACTGCACCGAGCAGTTTGTCAAGACTATTGGACTTCTTTAAAGTTGCTAACGACATATGTATCTCCTTATGTAAATATATGTACTTTTTTTATCGTATGTTAAATTTATCACAAAACTGTTCTTTTGTCAAGTACCTTACGTTATTAAATTTAACGTCAGTTACTTCACCTTTTCGATGAATAGGGTCTACCCAATAAAAGGTAGTATCCTTAAACTCCGTAAAAACAGTATGCAGCTGGTTCAACCAATTTACTGTATTGAAACCTTTTGCATCACTTGCCAGATAATTATCTGACCCCTTATATAGGTTGTTCAGAGGTTCGTCATATGAAGACAAATCAAATCCTAACATATATAATTCTTTTAGACCACCTTGACATGCAAGATGTATTGCAGTATTACCAGCAGACCACCCCACAGGGAAGTCTATAGGTATAACTCCATCATTTTCTTTTAGATAGGTAATCCAAATACCGACATCCTTTTCCATCTTCATTTTCAAATCTTTAGGATCAAGATTAGGATGTTCTTTTAAGGTAAGATCGATGCTCTCTTGTATTTTACTAGGGTCTTTACCAGACACTACACACTGTTCTGTATGATTACCAACTCTCTCAGTCTTATGAACAAATTCTTTTGGTATATCATGTCCCATAAACATCATGTCAGAAATCTCAGCTGGAATAGAACTCCAGTTCGCAAAGTAAAACTTCATGGCATCCTCATCACCATCGAACTGTTCTTCTAGTAAATCAGAAGTGTATATCTCTTGTTGCATGGCATAGTCTACAGCAACCAGATTGTCTACCCACATATCCCGATAGATAGCATTACACCCCCAAGTCTGAGCATCGACTCCGTAAGAGAAGTCAAAATCAATCCACTTTCTAGATTCCCCATTACCAAGAACAATCGCTTTGTTCTTTGCATCATCTAGATTAATCATAACCTCATCAACCATTAGTGACCTCTAATTTGACCATCTTTTGAATCTAATCTCACCTCTTCACTGAGCTCTTCAACTCTTCTTTGTAACACACCAATTGCAGTATTAATATTACCCATACCAGCATTTGGTTCATAACGATTACGGAGAACTCCTATCTCTTCAATCAAACAAACTATTTTATCTAAGTTATCCATTTCTCAACGCCTCCCATGAATAAGGAAACATAGGATGAGCAATCGCATCAATTTGATTCGCAACATCTCTAGTTTCTTTTTGTGTATCTGATTTACAACGTAAGTTACATACACGTGAAAATGCAATCAACGAGCCACTCCAATACCATTCAGTCATCATAGATTGAGGAAGTACCATACGTGCTTGTTCTGGTGCAACTCCTCTACCAAGAAGATATTCATATGTCCACTTGGCAGTCTTACATACAGATTGATATTCATCTACCATTCTGTGCCGTGGATTTATATCAATCACTTCATCAGAAGACCCTTGTTTTGAATTTTCTGGTTTACCTCGCCATTCATCTGGTGTATAGAACTCTACCTCATCATCCACGTATCGTCTAGAAATCTCATTCCAGACAAGACCTACCTGATGTTTCACCAACTGTCTTGCAACAAACACTGGGGCCTTAATGTGGAACTGCAAGGATGCATGACCAAAGGGACTCCAGTGATTGTGTTTCGCAAGGTAGTTGATAAGTTTTGTGTCTGCTGGATCATCATAAATTTCTTTAGATTTACCAAACGATACACGGGCGGCATTTACTACCGACAAATCACTACCCATGTGGTCTACTAGTGTAACAGACATACTCACTTGTCGTGGTTCTGTTTTCTTGTGGGACGATAACCGCCTGGCCACTGTGGATGACGAGTTGCAAGAGACTTAACTCGAGCTCTCAACTCCTCATTTTGTTTTACCAATTCTGCATTATCAAAAGACAACACCTTCATTTGGGTTTCAAGATCAACAACCTTTGATTCAAAAAAGGCGCTGTTACGTACTTCTGTATTCTCATCCATCACTTGGACTCCTCTATAAGTTTTAATAGTCTTATCTTATACTTCTTAACATCAATTGTCAAGAACCTTTCGTAATTATCCATCAGATTTCTTAAATCATTCCATACAATGTCATCTCCCATTTCCTTGTTCCACGCATCACTTTCATGTGTACCATAACCAACTAGCTCATCTAGTATGATCATTGTCTCTAGTGACACTCTGCCACCTAAAAACTCTTTTAATAATTTGGGGTGTTGTCCATTTTTTACTACAAACAAATCTTCAAACGCATCTACTAGAGGTTTCATCTCTAGCTCAAATAAATCAAAAAATCCTTGTCTCTTGAGTTTCCATGATTCATAGTTTGCTTCATTAAAATCTGCAATGTATCCATTTTTGTTTTTGATAAAATTTGATACAAAATAATCCTGTGGATTATCGTACTTCTTTGCAATCTTTACAAAGAATCCTCTGTCCTTACGTTTGTAGAACGAGTCTCTCTTAATTTTTGTCTTACCTTTGTAGGTGACATAATCATAATCACCTTTACCAAAGTGAGCCTTTAATGCACAATACATTAGGTATGTGTCAATTGGTTCCATCTTCTTTACCAATGTCTTTCTTATAACCATCTTCTTCAACTCTACGACTAGTTTTACCTGACAAACTAGCCGCAACGAAACTTGCAGCCGCTAACATAGGAATAACGTACACCATCTTACCTGTAAGATATGCGGTGATGTACGTTGGTATCAACACTATGGCTGCTTGTAGTAGACTAGTCCTCACACGGTTTACCAGTTACCACTTTACCCACTGTTCCATCAGAACCCACTTGTTTAAAATAGAAAGTATCTCCTACTTTAAGATCACCAGCTGGGCCTACAGAGTATTCACCATTTTTAGGATTTTCTGTCACTACATGACATCCTATCCAAACATATTCTGCTTTACCATTGTTAAGTGCAACTTGCCCTGGCGAACACGCTCCTAACAATAATGCTGATACTACTACTAAACTTTTCAATATACTCTCCTAAACTGGTAATTGTGCTTGCCTGGGAAGAAAATTCAAATCCCTTGCGTTTGCCTCAATCTTTTCTTTTAGGGGTTTTGAGATCATACCCTTGACCGAATCTGGTTCAATGTCCTGTTCACCACAATACCAAAGCACTGCTTCCATATGTGTAATTTGTTTCTCTTTAACAATCTCTTCAATTTTCTGTGCGAAAATCTTTGGTGTTGTTAGTGCCATAATAATTACTCCAAAATAAAAAGTTGGGGGGTTAACCGTGACCCCCCACGGATGTATTACGGCATCACCCGAACCATTGACGCATAGTCCTACGATAGACACTATTTAATGACCTGTCTATCAGTCAGTAGGCATTACGCTGAACGTAGTGCCTTATAACCGGCTGCAACTACTGCTCGAGTAGGTGTACCAATCATGTACTTCATATATGTCTCACCATCAAAAGAGGAAACACGCTTATTCAAATAAATCGAAAGACCTTCTGAACGAAGTTTACTGATAACTGCACGAACATTCTTAACACCATAACGTGATGCAATCTGTTTAGCAGTTAGTTCTGCACCATTTGTTAGTGCGGTTGCGACCTTAGCGGTCTGGGTAGTAGTAGTCATAATCAAATATCTCCTTATCATGACAAAATAGGATAGACTCATTCCATCCTTTGAAGTGGTGGGTATTCTGTTACTAGGAACCCACCGAAACCCTATCCAATTACGCAGCTAGTGCGAAATCTTGAGATGCAAAATTATCATTTGCATTTACTAATTTGACCAATAACGCAGTCATCCGACAATTCTCCACTTATCTATTCCAGCCTGTCGATCCTAATTCGCCCCCATCAAAAAAAGATTAGGTAAATTATACCAGCAAGTAAGGTTATGTCTGCACATATACTCCAAATGATATATGCTTTAAACATCCACTTACTTACCTCTCGTACTAAAGGGTTCTTCATCTTGATCCCCTAATAAAGAGCTACATACAGAGGTCTTCGTAACTTGCATTACATTTTCTCCTGTAGTTTGCAGCAAAGCAATTATCATATTC